GGTGGTAATATAATTGCAAAGAATTTCTTAGATGAGATTCCTCGTTCCAAACTAAAAGATGGTAACGACTTACTTACCAAAAATACATTATTAATAAAGGTGATTAGATGATACTTATAGATTTTACACAAACCATAATTGCAGGTTTGATGGCACAACTCAAAATGAATGACGGAGATGTTTCAGAAGATATGTTAAGACACATGATTCTAAACTCTGTAAGAAATTACCAAAAGAAATATGCAGGTAAGTATGGAGAGATAACTCTTTGTACAGATGCAGCCCATCCTTGGAGACGAGACTACTACCCTTTATATAAGGCAGGTAGAAAGAAGACAAGAGAGGCATCCGACTTAGACTGGAAGATGTTATTTGATACACTACAGAAAGTCAAAGATGAGATTAGAGATAACTTCCCGTACAGATATATGTATGTAGAGAACTGCGAGGCAGATGATATCATTGCAGTGTTAACTAAGAAGGCAAAAGAACCTGTACTAATTATTAGTGGAGATAAAGACTTTCAACAGTTACACAAATATGATGGTGTAAAACAGTGGTCTCCTAATCTAAACAAAATGGTTGTGTGTGAAGACCCCGAACTATTCCTTAAGGAACATATACTATCGGGTGATAAGTCAGACGGTATCCCTAACATACTATCTAATGATGATGTGTTTGAACAGGGTATCAGACAGACACCATTAAGAAAAGGTATCAAAGAATCATACCTTAGAATGACCATTCAAAAAGACGATAAATACTATCGTAATTATTTAAGAAATCAAACTCTTATAGACTTAGACTTCATACCCGAAAAGGTTGAAGAGAGAATATTAGAAGAGTTCGATAAAACCGAGATAGTAAAAGGTAAAGTATTTAACTATCTAGTATCTCATAGACTAAATGAGTTACTTAACCATGTAGAGGATTTTACATTATGACAGAAAAGAAAAGAGGAAGAGGGAGACCGAAAGGAGCTCCAAACAAACCAAAACTAGATTTAGTAACAGAGAGAGTAAATCTAACTATGAATGCAGACGTGTATGAAATACTATGTCAAGCAGAACTAGTTGCACAAGAATCAGAAGACCTTGCAGTACAAGGACTACAAGTTTTTGGTAGTAGAAATGGTGCAGTCAAACCAGTACTACAATGGGCATTTGATGATAACATCAACTCAACATTGCCTGAAGGTAAGACTCCATACAATAAAGATGATGCACCAGCATCAGACCTTGCACAAACAAGTCTAAGGTTTGAATTTAAAAAGTTTAAGTATTTTGTAACAGATGAAATAACACAAACCAAAAAGGAAAATATGTGGATTCAACTGTTAGAAGCAATTCCTGCTAAGGAAGCAGAACTGTTGGATTTAGTAAAAGAAGGTCAATGGCCTTTCAAAAATATTACTAAAAGTATCGCTCAAAAAGCGTTCACCGACACTAATTTTAACTAAATATTAGTACAAGTCGCCAGAGACTATACATATTAAATTAGGGAAAGTAAAACACTTTCCTATGTGTAAACTTTCTAGTCGTGTGCGGCTCAGCTGATAAACTATAGGATAGATATATTATGGCAGATGAAGTCAAATCAGAATTTTCACAACAGGTGGTCGAACCACCAAAACTTAGTGAATTCCAACAAGTACAACAACGTATACAAAGTTATACTATTCCAGTAACCCCAACGAATGCACAAACAATTGCTACTATACTCGAAATGGGTTTACAGAAAGGTAACTTTAAACTTTCAGAACTAGACCAATTAGTATCTATTAGAGAAGAGGTTAATGCTGGGTTAATTGAATACAACACTCAAGTAGAAGTTGCACAAAGAAGATTACAACAACTACAAGAAGAAGAGACTGCAAGAATTGTTGCAGACAGAGAGTTACAACAACAACAACTGTTTGATAACATGACTGCAGAGAGACAATCTCGTAAGAAGGCAGAAGAAGAACTAAGACTTGTAAAGGCACAACTCGAGGCACTATCCAGTGTACAGGGTAATGTCACATCTGCACCAACGACACCAGTGTCTACTGGTAATGCACCAAACATAACTGGACTGGGAACACCCCCACCACAACCACAACCTAAAGTCCCAGGCAAGACTTCACCTGCATTTGCAGCCGCAAGAGCATTGAATCCAACAAAGGAAGAAGTTGATGTCGGAGAACAGAAGTTAGGTACTGAAAAGATTTCTACAGATAAAGAGTTTATCGAAAAGGTTGAAGAGACTAAGATAGGATTTAAAGAGTGGGAAGAAACTAAAATAGAAAAAACTATTGAGGTTGATGTAGATGTGCCAGAAGATGCAAAAGGTACTGAAGACTTCTTAGAAGAAGTTGCAAAGGTAGAAGACCAAAAAGTTCAAGATGATATTGACGAAGAAGAATTCAATCAATCATTTGTAGTCGAAGACGACTTTGACGAAATAGAAAAAGAACTATTAGATGAAGAGTTATCAGAAGAAGAAGATACAACAACTGAACCTACCTTCCCTATTACTGGTGGTAATGCTCCAAATCTAAAAGGACAAATACCTGCACCACAAAAAGTATCTGCAGTATATGATTCTGAAGAAGACTTATTAAAGGCAGTACAAGACAAGATAGATGCAAAGGCAGAAGAAGTTGAAGAGGACTATGATGAAATTGTAATTCCTAGTTCAGACGAACTTGAAGGTATGACTAAGAAAAAAATCGAAGAAGTATCTAAAGGTATAGGGTTCTCTGTATCCACTAAAGATACTAAAGAAGAAATGATTCAGTCATTCCAAAACCAAACTAATAAATTAATTGAAGACTTACAAGATAGTGGTGAGTTTATAAGTTCAAGTGATGAAGGTGAAAATGAGAATGACGATATCAGAGACGGTGGCTACTTCTAAGGAAGAGTCAGTCCGTCCAATCCAACTTAATAAATTAAGTCCACAATACGAAGAGTACTTTAAGGACATCAAAGATGATGTCCTTAGATTTAATTTCCCCGAAGAATATTCTATTCGTCTCGGGTTCTTTCATGACATAAACAAAATCTTTTTACATAGAGTAGAAGATACACTTATCTTTTCTGCATTCGATTTGAATGTCGGTGATACCATTTGTATAAAACCATTCTACTACAAACATAAAGGATTCCCTCGTGCTACTAATCTAAATGAATATGACGACCAGCACTTCTTTGCAATACCAAAATACTTTTCACCATTCGAAGAGGATACTATTGTATCTTATAAATATGTCAAAGAGACAATTGACGTAGAACGTCATGTGATATGTGAACATGGATAAAAGTAGAAACATTCCAATAACTGCAGTAGACCAATACGACTTCTTGGAACACCGTAGGGAACAAGAAAAGAAACACTGGGATAAAGTTAAAGGACAGAGTCCACTGGATTCTATTCTTACCGTAGAGATAAACACAACAGAACTCTGCAACAGGACGTGTGTATTTTGTCCACGACACGACCCTAAAGTATTCCCTAACAGAAACCTACACTTAACCATTAAAGGTGCAACAACGATTGCAGAGGAACTTGCAGACAATAGTTTTAGAGGTAAGATATCCTTTAGTGGATTTGGAGAGAACTTACTTAATCCCGACTTCATAGAGATTGTAAATATATTCAGATTCAACTTACCATATGCAACATTAGAGTGTAACACTAACGGGGACAAGTTAGACGAAGATTACATTATCGGATTGTACAAGAGTGGATTAGATTTACTTTACATTAATCTGTATGATGGAATAGAACAGATGGAACACTTCGACACTATGATGGCCAATGCAAGAGTGCAAGAAGACAGATACAGATACAGAATGCACTGGGGTGATTTTGAGAAACACGGATTGATACTAAACAATCGTAGTGGTGTTGTAGATTGGGTTGGTGTTGAAGACGACACCGTAGAGAATCTAAAAGGTAAACCTTGTCACTACCCTTTCTATAAAATGTTTGTGGACTGGAATGGTGATGTATTGTTCTGCAGTAACGACTGGGGACGAGAACACGTTGTAGGAAATCTATTGTCCATGTCATTACATGATGTGTGGTTCTCTAAACCTATGACAAAGATTAGAAAAAGATTAATGAAGGGAGATAGAAGTAAATCTCCTTGTAACAAATGTAGTGTTGATGGGAGTTTATTTGGTAAACAATCATTCGACATAGTGAAGGAGTATTATGAAAGTAGCAATAACAGGAAGTAGTGGTCTTGCAAAGATTATTAAGAACACTTTAGAGTCGAGTCCATATCAAGGGGATGTTATAGAGGTCACCAGTATTCGTATAGACGACATTGTAATGAATGACACTGGGTCTTGGATATATGATAAGGAAAATCCTAACTGTATTGATGTGTTGATTAACTTTGCACATAACGACTTTGACCAAACTAGGATATTAGACATTACTCACCGTGCATGGCAGAATGATAGTAGAAAGTTTTTAATTAATATCTCTAGTCGTGCAGCTCAACCAAACATTTCTAAGGGATATATGTATGCATCACAAAAGGCATCACTCAATCACCTTGCAAATAATCTTACCTATAATTCTAACAGGCAATATAGGATGTCTACCCTTAACTTAGGTCTGTTAAATAGCCCTGATTTACCATCTTTAAATCATCAAGATATTGCAGGTGCAATTTACTATTTGATTACTGCATTTCCAAGTATAGAAATTCCTGAAGTCACAATTCAAGCACATGCAAACTACCAAGAAGTGCAAAGTGATAAAGAAGATTTAAAAATCTTGGAAAAATTTACTAAATAATAATATGAGTATAGATTACAACGACTTCGGATTTACAGCCATGGATGCAGACGAACTTGCATCTGTTGACACTAAGATAATTGAAAAGACTACTTCTGCAACGGAAGTGGTTAATCAGATGGATAACTTTATCAGACCTTTATTAGAAAACCTAATGAGAGATTCAGATAAAGATTACATCTACTGGCCTAACAGAACAGAGATTCTACAAAAGAAACTTGAAGAACTAAATTTAATTCAAGAAAAACTCTAAAACCCCTTTACAATCCCTGCCACTTTTTTGTATACTAGTTGAGTATTAAAAAACTACAACTTAAGGAAACAAAAATGAATGCTACTGAAAAAACATATGTAGAACTTGGAAGAACACTTATTACTTTGTGTGAGAAGAATGAAATATTTAATGGACAGGACGAAGAGTCTCTCACAATGTGGAATGCGGCTGTTACTGCAGGAAATAAGATGTGTACTTATGGTACAACATGGTCTAAGTTCAAATCAACAGAAGATTTATCTGAAATAGAAAAGAAGGCAGTCCTTCAATATCTAAATCAGAAAGTTTAGGGTCGCAAGACTCGGGGACGGGTGAAGGTCAAGTATCACAAAGTCTACAACTATTACACGATTGGTGTGTGAGACCTAACCCCCCCTTTTTTATAGGAGAAAAAATATGATACACGACATCTTTATAGGATTTCTAATGATATCAATGACAGTTCTACTCTATGTAGGATTACACTTAAACAAACCATTCCCATGGGAGAAAAAAGATGATGAGTAGTGCTTGACAATCCTAGCCATTTTATTGTATACTATGTATATAATGACAAAACAAGATAAAATCAAAGAACTAAAACTCAAACAACTCGAACTGGAACTTGATGTACGTTGCTTACAGAGTCAGATAAGGTCAGAGAAAGAAAGACTAGAAGAAATGAAAACTGAAACTAGTTTGGGTGAGGACTGGTCTTCTAGTGTTTGTATTTTAAGAACACAAAAAGACCTTAAGACTGCTGAGAAACAATTAATCAGAAAACAAAATAAACTAACCAAATTTCTAAAGGAGACAATATGAAATTATCAGAACTAGTAAAAGAAGTAAATGCAGAACAAGTTGCATTAGAAAAAGCAGATGAGTTATGCAACTTAGTTGAGAAACTATGTGAGGATTTAACCGTCCATACACATAGGAAATGGAATCATACCATAGGTAGAACAACCCATGACTATTCAATCGGAAAGAAATACATTAGAATATTTTCAGTAGAAGATGGAAGTCCATCATCTTGTTGGGGATTTATAAATGTATTAGATTTTATAAAGGGAGAAGTCTCATTTAAAACTGGAGACATTCTTATGTCTTCGGGATGGAAGACTCCTGCTGTTAATAAACCAAGAGGTAACTTATACAAAGGTTATGATGTTAGTCTCGGAAGTAGGATTCACGGCCCCGATTATTTAAGGTAGGGCTTGACAACCCCCGCCACTTTTTGGTATACTATGTATATAATGAAAAACAAGGAAAACACTATGACACACTTAACCCACATCAAACTTGGAACTGCAAGAACTTACGTTATCACAACTCAAAATGTTGAGTGTTACGGTGGTGCAAATCATAAGTTCAAAGGTGGTTCTACCTATTCAATTCACTTTCATGTGACCATGGAAGAGTGGGACGAAGAGTCTATGTACGAAGTCCCTTCTCTAAGTGAGGCAAGTGCGGCTGCATTGGTCATGAAACATGTCAATAGATTTAATGGTCTGCAGGGTTCATTCGACTACATCACTGATATTAAAGTGGTTGCAAGTCCCTTTGAGACGCCTGACCACCCAACTTGGAATGGTCATGCTGACAAACTCATTGAAGAGATTGAAGAGTCTCAAGTTGAGGTTGCATAATGACTACCAAACAGAAGAGACAAATTCGTAATATGATTCAATCCACATTAAAGATTGTGGGTTGTTCATTTTTATTCATAGGTATGACAATGGCTCTTGGAGTCAATCCACATATGGAACTCATTGCATATCTATTATTGTTCGTAGGAACTTTACTAATCATTGTTCATAGTTTTAGAAACAATGACCACATGTATCTACTTGTGTCTTCTGCTGGGTTTGTCCTAGTTGGAAATGCATTCTTAGATACTGAAACTGCATTGACACTTGCAAACCAATATGGAATTGCACTCACTGAAGAACAAGGTTGGTTTTCAAAATACGGTAAAGTTCTAGTAGAAGTTATTAAGGAGATGGTATAATGGTTTCAGTATTAAGGTCAGAACATGGGTATACACTGGGTTATACTTATGGAACAGTGTTGCAGACAATCTATGAGACTGCAGAGAAGTGGGTAATATCCAGTCCAAGAGGAACTATGAGTTTTAGTAAGAGGTACTATTCTCATGAACAGATTGACAAGATTTATAATAATTTGATAGACGAGGTATCAGTATGAAAAAAATAATTAGTTTAATATCTCTACTAGTAATAGTAGGGTGTGGCGGTGGAGGAAGTGCTGGTGTGACACTATTGTCAGCTGACCTTACACCAACACCACCAGTTTACACATCAGTAAACAATTTTAAGATATGGGAACATGTAGACCAAATCAAAGTGATTGATGGTTATGTTGAGGGTGCAAATGTATATGTAGATTTAAACTACAATGGTGTACAGGATGCAAACGAACAGAGTGCTTTTTGGACAGGGGAACAAGACCCCTATGATATTTGCATACAAGTTGATGCAGACTACAACTGTACTCAAACTGCAACACTCAACCCACCCGAGAATTACTATTGGTTTTTAGACCAGTCAGTAGTTGATAGGTATAACGAACAAGTTGCAAGTGGGTATTACGGAGAAGACCCATACACCCCATGGTGGGAAGAATACAATGTGACTCCGTGGAATGCAGGGATAACAGATAGTTGTCATTACGGTAGAAGACTTATCAGAGCAGAAGTTCCAGTAGGTGCATATGATTCTGAAAGAGGATATGTAGAGTCTGCATATGAAATGGGATACTTACCATACAGTCAATACGGTAACTGGTATGGTGAGACAGATTTTAACATTACACCTTTTCTAAGTTTACTAGAATTCTATATTGCAGAATTAAATGTACAAGAAATACCATACAGTGAAAGTTGTGGTTCTTATGCAAATGATGTACTGGAAGAACTTCAATTAAAGATGGAAGGAGTTATGAATCAATTACAGGAGTCCTATGACATAGACCCATCATACTTTTATGATGATTTCCTATTAAGTGGTGATACTGATAAACAAGTACTTGCAGAGAGAGTCGTTGACTTTTTAGCAACGTCAGAAGCTTTGAAAGCTTTGGTGGAAGCCTCCGTTGCTAGCAATGTAAAACAATACTTGGGTGAGGGAATGATTACTTCCGTATTGAACAATGAAAACTTTACCAGTTTAGAAACTGATATATCATACGAAGAGGATGGTAGTATTACTGTTGGAGAGTTTGAACAAATAAAAAGATTCTATTTTCATAACATTACAATAGACAACAGTGGTAATCTGTTAGACAGGAATAATCAAACTATGGCTATGACATTGAGTAATGTGTCCCAAAGTGCTGACTTCTATGAGGAGTCTCTTAATCTATTTGCAGAAAACTATATCAATGATGATGTAGATGTAACACTTAAAGATTCTACTATGCAAGATTATGACAGTGAGGGTAATCTAAGAATTACTGAATCAGAGTTCATATTGTTTTCGGATAGAGAAACTAATTCACAATTTGATAGACAAGTCAGTCTTACTGATACAGGAAAGTCAATTAGACTTAGAGATTGGTATACAGACCAACCCACATACAATACAGTTCTATTGATAAACAATGCATCTAATACATTAGTAAACTACAACATAGAGAACATAGTAACAAATGCAGACTTAACCACTGCAGTAAATGTGTATACTGAACTTGGTAACATTCCCAAAGGAATAGACAATGTAAATACACTACAAGGGTATATCTATAGTGGTGATGAGTTGCAGATAGAAAAGGTTGACACTACTCAAACATATGTTTACAGTTATACTACTAGTGGTCAATACTGTTTAGTGCTTGACAATGCTACCCGAAATCAAGTATCATATAATAGTGGGAGTGACGCTCTCACCGAATGTCAAATACTTATAGGAGATTAATATGACTATTTTTAATAACTACGAATTACTTGCTAAACAATCAATAGTAGACGGAGAACAAAAACTTACAGAAGACCAAGTAAGGTCTATGATGGGTGCTCCTTCTAGAGAAGAGGAAGAGATATGTACATGTGGAGACCCGATTGATACATGTCCCGACTCATATGTTCATATGACACAAGGAGTATAATATGAGGAGACCCGAAAAATTACGAATGAGATATTACTATCTTGCACTAGGTATATGGTTAGGTTTCCTAACTGGTATTCTTACATCAAAGGTTGAGGCCTCTGATGCAAACAATGAGATTTATTGTATGGCACAGAACATATATTTTGAAGCAGGTAATCAACCTCTCGCAGGTAAGATTGCAGTTGCACAAGTTGTACTCAATAGAGTAGAACACTATGCATATCCCGATACCGTATGTGGTGTTATCTATGATGCAAAGTATAAAACAAACTGGAAAGGTAATCTAGTTCCTGCATTAAACCAATGTCAGTTTAGTTGGTTTTGTGATGGTAAGTCAGACCTCCCAGTGGACAGTACAACTTGGTTATCCTCTATGCACATTGCAAGAGATGTGATACAATCTAAGTATGGAGACATTACAGAAGGTTCAACTCACTATCACGCAACATGGATGCATCCTTACTGGGCAGACTCATTGAATGAGACTGTACTTATTAACGAACATATATTTTACAAATAATTATGAATTTATTTTACTTACATAAAGACCCAATCCAATCTGCAGAAATGCATTGCGACAAACATGTTGTCAAGATGATTATCGAGTATGCACAAATGTTGTCCACTGCACACCGTATGTTGGATGGTAAACAGTACACTGATGCATCTAGTGGTCGTAGGATTCAGAGATGGAGACTAGACAACTCAAACATGGATGGTGTTCTATACAAGGCATCTCATATCAACCACCCTTCTACACGTTGGGTCAGAGAGAATGCAATCCAGTATCAGTATGCATACGATATGTTTACTGCACTATGTGACGAATACACTTATCGTTATGGTCGTGTACATATGACTGATGATAAACTTAGAGACTTACTCAATGAAATACCAAACAACATTACACTAGGTTCTTATTCAGAACCACCCCAGTGTATGCCTGATGATGTAAAAGTTCTCGGAGACTCTATCTCTGCATACCATAAATACTATGCAAACTACAAGAAAGATTTTGCAAAATGGACTGATAGACCAGTCCCTAGTTTTATGAGTATATAATGCCAGCATACGATTTTTTAAATAATGATACAGGTGAGATTGAAGAACATATAATGTCTTACACTAAGTTAGACCAATTCAAAGAAGACAACCCACACCTTAAACAACAGATACTTGGAGCTCCAATGACCGTACATGGCCATGGAGACCGAGTTAAAGTAGATGGTGGATTCAATGATGTGTTGCAGAAGATTGGTTCTAATCATATAGACTCTCCACTAGGAGAAAGGTATCATAGAAAATCTGCAAAAGAAGTTAAGACAAGAGATACTATCAAAAAACATGTTGACTTACAGAACATTAAGTAGTATACTAAGACATGGATAATTTAATAGAACTACACGACTTAGAAAACTTACAGGAATCTATGACTCGTGTTCAAGAAAATGGTAAGAGATTTTACCAAACGCCTGAAGGTCAGAAATACCCAAGTGTTACAACAGTAACAGGACTACTTACTAGAGACCACATTAAATTGTGGAGAGAACGAGTAGGAGAAAAGGAAGCAAATAGAATATCTACTGGTGCAGCCAGAAGAGGAACTAGAATGCATTCTCTTTTTGAACAGTATCTAAGACAAGAAGAAGAATTGGTATTTGATAATATCATGGAGAGTTCTATGTTCAATGCAGTACAACCTGTATTGGATGAAATATTACCCATTGCACTAGAGGCAGGGATGTGGAGTGATTCATTACAGATGGCAGGACAAGTAGATTGTGTTGGTGTTTGGGACGATAAACTCTGCATCATTGACTTTAAGACAAGTGCAAAGTATAAAGAAGAATATATGGCAGACCCATGGTTCCATCAAATGACTGCATACGCAATCATGGTTGAGGAACTTACTGGAGAAGTCGTTGATGATATAGTTGCAGTTGTAGCTGTTGATGGTGGGGGTGTTCAAATATTTGAGGCAGACCCTTTAGATTATGTTGAAAAGTTATATGACTTAAGACAAAGATATGCAAATTTACACGGAGTATAAAAATGGCAGAAACAAGAGAATTTAATTTAGAAGGAGATTTCAATTGGAATAAGATAATCTCTAAAGGTGACGAGTGGGTAGAATCCCAAGCATACGATAGTGCATATGACACACTGTTAGAGTATCTATCAATCGATAGTGAAGAAGATGTAACAGAAGAAGTCTTAGATAAGGCAGACATTCTCATAGATTACCTAACAACTGATTATGCAGAAGGTGGTCTTGGTGTTCATGACACTAGTCCAACTTACTATGCATACTATAGTATAGTTAGAGATTGGAGAGACAACTTAGAGAGTGGATTTTAAGATGATTGAAGTAGGAAAAGAATATCATATCTATCCAAAGTTTAAAAAGTCTTACACTGAACGTGAAGTGTTTAAGAACAATGACAACGAAGATAGAGTAGTCATAGAAGCACTATGGAGAAGTGGTGCATATATCGTTAAGATTACTAACGAGGAAGAGAAGGAAATGTTGGAAGCATATCTTTCAGAAGATGCAACTGGTGACATGGAGCCATGTGAGTTCGAAGAGAATGAATTTTTAGAATCATTTGACGAGTGTGGACGTGACTATTATATCCACCTTGCAGAAGGTAGTGATGCAGACGAAGACGAAATGCAAGAACTACTTGAAGAAGAAGGACATGATTGGTTTTGGGAAAACAACTATGACTCATGGGATTGCGAACACTTCTTTGGACTGCCTTTAATTGCAGACGAAGTAGACCCCGACAACAGATACAACACAAGGTTTTAATATGATATCAAGAAAAGAATTTACTGAAAAAGTAGAACGTCTACTATCCCGTGGAAAGGGTGTTGACGTAATGGGTGCAATCGTTAGAGTTTGTGAAGAAAATAATTTAGAACCCGAAAGTGCTAAGAGACTTTTAACACCACCTCTTAAAGAGAAGTTAGAAGCAGAGGCACAAGGACTTAACCTAATCAATCGTGGTAGGACTAGTCAAGGGACAATCACACGATTTTATGAGGAGAAGTGAAAATGGAAATTAATGATATAGTATCAGTGGTTGCTACGAGTGGAGAATATGTCGGTAAATACAAAGGTATCGAAGAAGGAAATCTATCAATAGAAGACCCAAGAATGATTATTAGAAATCCCGAGAGTGGGGAGATGGGTTTTGCAAGAGGTATTGCAGTAACTGGTCAAGAGAATCCAACGTCAGTTGTATTTAATAACTATGTGTTTTGTGTGCCATGTAATGACAGTATAGTAAAGGCCTTTACAGAAGCAACATCTAAAATAGTAACACCACCAAAGTCTAGTATCATAACTTAATGACGAGTAGAGAAGGATATGACGCTTACACATTATACCTTGGGATAAAGTTACACTTCTATTCCAAGGATTATGATTTCATTAAGTATAATGGAAAAGTAAAATCAGACATCAACTCCTTCTTAAAACGAAAAGACAAATACCATTTTGGTAAGTTATTTAAAACTTACAAACAAGACTTGCAAGATTTTTATATTGCAAACTTAAGTCTTAAAGATAGTTGGGCTGGAGACCTATTAGATAATGAATGTGAACGAATTTATAAAGAGTGGAAAAAACGACAACAAAAATTGTCATATATGTATGAAACAGAACTCTCTGATATCCTACTTAAAAGAAACATTCAAAAGGTTCTTCAAGTAAAGAACGGACAACACCCTATACTATTAAAAGAATACATGGCAAAAAATGTTTCCTTAGAGACACTTTGCATAATGGATTCTATTATCGGATTTAGTTCCGACTGGGACAGACTCATATCAGAGAAGGTAGTCTATCCCGAAATACACATCAAGATTCAGAAGTACAAATCATTCATAGACTTTGACTTCAAAAGATACAAAAATAAAACAATAGAGTTATGTCAGGCGACATAAATAAAAGGTTCAATTATAATTAAAAACCACTTGACAGATTGGTGGTCAATAGTTATAATAGATAAGTGGACTTTAGGTAACTAAAGTCTTAATACAATGCGATACAATGTTATACAATAGGAGAATACAATGTCATCATTAGATAAACTAAGAGCAGCCATGGAAACTGCTTCACCTACAGAAGGTGCAAAAAAATCCTACGCAGATGAAAGGTACTGGAAACCTGAACTAGATAAAACTGGAAACGGTTTTGCTGTAGTAAGATTCTTACCAACACCCCAAAACGAAGAAATGCCTTGGGTCAGTTATTTTGACCACGGTTTTCAAGGGCCTGGTGGTTGGTATATTGAGAAGTCTTTAACGACTCTTAATAAAAAAGACCCAGTGTCAGAGTACAATACCCAGTTATGGAATACAGGTATTGAGGCAAATAAAGAGATTGCTAGAAAACAGAAGAGAAGACTTCATTATGTTTCTAACGTCTTAGTTGTTTCAGACCCTAAGAATCCCGATAACGAAGGTAAAGTATTCTTGTATAAATTTGGAAAGAAAATCTTTGAACAACTCAAAGAGGCTATCTCTCCTGCATTTGAGGATGAACAGGCAATTAACCCTTTTGATTTAAGGGAAGGTGCTAACTTCAAAATCAAAATTAGAAAAGTGGACGGTTACTGGAACTATGATAAATCAGAGTTCGATTCAACTGCACCATTATTCGAAGACGAGGATAAGTTGAACGAAACATTTAGTTCTGCTCATTCTCTAACGGATATTATTGCGCCAGATGAGTTCAAAACTTATGATGAACTCAAAGAGAAACTCGATAGAGTTTTAGGATTAACTGGTTCAGTATCCACATCAACTGCAGAGTCAGTTGCAGAAGACTTGGAAGAAGTGCCATGGTCTAATGTCAACACTGAATCTGTTGCAGATGAACCTGTAATCTCATCAGCAGAATCAACTTCAAGTAGTTCCGAAGATGATGAAGCGATGGATTACTTCAAAAAACTTGCTTCCGAGTAAGTTTTTTAAATGGGGTTGTTGACATATCATTATGTGTCCTTGAATAGTCAACAACGAACTGGTGACGAAGGTATGGGGTCAACCAGTAAGGGAAAGATACATGGGGTCAAAGCGGATGTATCGGTTAAGAGCGGGAATGCTGTAAAGTGAAGGGGCGACTTAACATCTAATTTAAAGAGAGAAATATGCCAGAAGTAAAACCAAGAGTAGATAGAAAAAGTAATAATACAGAACCATTTGATAGAATGTTAAGACGTTTTAAAAAGATGTGTGATAATGCAGGTATTGTACAAGAGGTTAGAGATAGAAAGTATCACGAGAAACCTAACGATACTAAGAATCAGAAGAACCAAGATTTAAAGAGAAGGAAAAAGTTAAACAAGAAGAGAATGCAATCTGCTTCTTTTAGAAAAATAAGATAATGAGTAATTGGCATGGGGGAAAAGGTTCCAAGAGAAGGAACTCAAACGAAGAAGCCTATGCAGATAACTGGGAGAAAATCTTTGGTAAAAAGAAACCCGAACTCAAAGTAAGAAAAGAGACACCAAGTCATGGTGCATCACAAGTCCATTCGGACAAAACAAAATACAATCGAAAGAAAATTAAGAGTACTTAACTTCTACTAGTCTCGCAGTATCATCAGGATTTCTGAAACTATGTCTACCAGTTGTATATGTTTTATTGTTGTTATTCACAACACTAGTATTAATTGAATCTACACCATTACTACCTTGTGAAGAATTTGGTGTCATTCCAATATTTGAAGCATTCTTAAGAACAATTTCTGTAGGTGTTCCATCATTCATAACACCCTTATACTTTTTAAGTGCAGACAACACCATCTTTTCTTTTTCTTCTGTAGAAGCATTTGAACTATCAATCATTGCTAATTCTTGTGTTAGGGTTTGAGCTCCATTATCGAATGTTGCAAGTTTATCTCCTGCTCTTCCACCAATCATTGCCCCACCAATACCAGTAAGTAAACTAGCAGCGAGAATACCCCAACCAACAGGATTTGAACCCAGTACAACTGCGGCTGCGGCTGGTGCGGCTGCACCTAATAGACCACCTGCCCAACTACCAATACCACGTCCAACACTTCCTCTTTTGTTTGCAGATTCAGCATCTTCAACCATCTTTAAATTATCGCCAGATAATAGTCCATCTTTCTCTAACCCGTCTATACCTTTACCATATTGGTTTTGGTCATATGCATCAAAACCATAATCTATTCCAGCACCTGCGATTGGTAGTTTTGCAAAGGCACCTCTTGTAAATGATTTACTTAGTGCCATTTGTGAATTGGCCCTCTTCATAAGGTCTTGTCCTTGTTTAGAATCTATAAACATATCCAACTGGTTTGGATTTATGTTTAACATCTTATTCAAATACTCGGGATTATTTTTAAAGATATATCCCATCTTTTGAGACCACTTCTTGTAGAAATTAGTTCTTTTGTCTAATGTCCCATCATTGTTAAATAACCTATCAACTTTCTTTGCATCACTAGCATCAAAGTTATCTAGTTCTGATGTGAACGAACCTCGCATACCATATGACTCTGCACCTTCTGTTACTACCTCATCAGGTCTAACCAGTGGTATGGAATTTCTATAACTATCCATTGACCTACCAAGGGCTGCACCTGCTTCCATACCAACACCAACACCAGCATTAGAAACTGCTTCATTTGGGTTGACGGGGTCAATTGGAGGACTCTTTAGCGGAGTAGGAGTGTCTTCATCATTAAAAAGCATTGGGATACCGATGGCGGCCGCAAGAGTTCCTAGTATACTAGCTACAGCTCCAACTCTTCCACCTTTTGGAAGCTTCAGATTTTTTAACATGCTTCCTTTGGGTTTTCCACCCCTAGTACCTTTACCATCTCTAAATGCTTCAAAAGAGGATTGTAATCCTTTTGCTCCCAAGTAACCTGCAGCTGGAGCTCCAACTGATGCTATAAGTTGAGCAAATCTACCAGTTAGTAACGTAGCTCCAAATTTATTATTTTCGTCTCCACCTTTTAGATTATTAAGACCACCGCCAATTACCAATGCTCTTAATAGTTTATTAGTTGTCTGAACACCCTCGTTGACTTCTTCAGTTTCTTTTAGTTCTTTCTTTGCGATTTTTATTGCAGGGTCTACTTCTTGACTATCTCCAGCAATTGAGGCTAAAATACCGTCACTTTCTCCACTTGTAGAAAAGGCACTAGCGATACTGCCAGACAAGTCTTTGTTTCCAAATATCTTACCTACTGCATCTATTTTATCTACAACTGTATCTAAGTTTCCTAGTAAATCAAATCCAGTTAGTTCTTTGAGA